GGTTTCTACACACTACGTCAAGCACATTTCTAAAATAATTCTACACGTTCCTTTCCCAACAGCATCCTGGGGCACTTTCACACCTTAGCACGGATACTGCTACACCCTGCATAAAAAGGCTTTCGCTGCATAGAATCTCTTTAGCTGTGAAAAAGCCCGTAGAAAGGTATTGACACACAATGATGTAATCCGTAGAATAGTATTTAAAAGGGGTTTTACAAAGACCTTTTAGTTTGTTTCTTGTGTTATTTCAGTTATTATAAGTACCTTATAAGGTCTTGTAAAGAACTTTAAAAGACCTTTACAGGGGCTTGCTCAAAACAATCTGTAGAAGTTTCTTGTTGACGTGGGATGTTGAGGCTTGGTAAGGTTGGTCTTGTCAACACACAAACGGAGGGATTGTCGAGTGAACGTAATAAAGATGCGAAGCTATCACGACACTGTTTCAGATGAACTCAAGGTGGTCTACAAAAGCGTATCAGTGCTATTCATGGATTCTTTTGAAGATGCTTTCGATTCACAGGGAAGGGTACTTGACGAGACAGCCCTACAAGCTCACAAGAGATATGGTGAGGCAATGTCGGGGCTTGGTGAGGCGATTGATAAACTGGATCAAACAAGGAAACTCATTTGATGAGACAACCTATGAATTGGAATGAAGCCAGTCACTACTTCTCTGAAATGGATAAAACACGTTTTGATCGTAACGAGAGGCTTGGTCAGGCTATTCTGAATGACAATCCACACCTTTGCCCTAACCCACGTATCTATTACAGTGAGGATATTATGGAGATTGCTGAGTGGTTTGTGGGTGAGTCTGGGCTGTTTGATGGGGGAGAGAATGACAGCAAACTTTTTCGATAGTGATTGGGATTATTATGAAAGTCGCTTAACTCCTGAACAGCGACTTGCCCATGCTATCCTGGATGGTGAGGTTGACACAGAGAACTTCTGGGAGTGGGTCTGGAGTCAGCATAAAGATACTCTCATCGAGCTTGTCATCGAGCTTGATAGCTCTTCGATTTATCCTTACGCATTAGAATATTCTACAGACTATTTAAAGGAAGAATTATGATGAACCACGAAGTAGCTATTAACGGGATTCTTGAAGACCAATCTCATTATCGTGAACTTAAAGATCAACTTGAAGAAGTTATCTCTAACCGGATCAATGAGTACCTGATGCCAGAGGTCTTAGTAGGTATCTTGACAGATGACAAGATGGCTTTCCTTCTTGTTGAAGAAGACTTGAAACACGTTGCTAAAATGACTCTTGAGAAAATGCTTGGAAATAGTGAGGAACAATGAAAGATTATAACGACGATGGTACTGTAGATTGGCTCGATGAGCTAGATGTTAATCTTGATCCTGAAATGAAAATGCCGAAAGCTTTTAAGGTATCTAGTGATTGTGTAGATATGGTAAAGCATTTTGAAGGCTTTGAAGGGAAGGCTTACTATGATCCAGTAGGGATTCTCACACTAGGTTACGGTAATACTATCGGTGTTAGGGAAGGAGATACGATTACTAGGGAAGAGGCTACTAAGCTTCTTGAGGATATGCTGGAGAAGGAATACGCACGTTATGTTCGTATGCACGTTAAAGTTCCTGTCACTCAAGCTATGTTCGATTCCTTGACAGGCTTTACTTATAACCTCGGTGTTGGCAATCTTGCTAATTCTACGCTTTTGAAGAAACTTAACAGTGGTGATTATAAAGGTGCTTCCCAGGAGTTTATTAGGTGGGATAAAGCGGGTGGTGAAGTATTGGCAGGGCTTACACGTAGACGTAAAGCTGAAACTGCGATGTTTGTCGGAGGTAACTGGACAGACTATACGTGAGTGTTTGCATCAGGTAATCCATAACTAAGGAGTGGTAATGACCAAGCGAAATAAGCGTAAAGTTGTCGAGGATCGCTGGACTAAGAAACTTGAGGACGGTAAGCAAGTTAAAGATGACTATGAATTGAAGCCCCCTGTAGTTGGTTTAAATGAAAGTCAGAAACAGTTTCTTAAGCATCTTAAAACTAAAACTGTGGTGGTCTTCAATGCCCCAGCAGGTGTCGGAAAGACATTCTTAACAATGTGTGAAACGACTGACTGGCTCAAGAAGGGCTATTATGAAAAGATGGTTATTGCTAGGCCGAACATCGTAATGGGCAGGACCTTAGGGGCTTTGAAAGGGGACATGGCACAGAAATATGAACCGCTTCTCATGCCCATGATCGAGGTCATTAAACAGCGTTATGGAAAGGGCTTCTACGATTCCAGCTTGCACAATGGAACTATCGAGCCAGCGCCCCTGGAGTACATCCGAGGTAGGAACTTCAGTTACATCACAGTGATTGATGAGTCGCAGCTTACAACTCCTGATGAGATGTACACAATCCTTACGCGGATGGCTGATGGTGGAAAGCTTATTCTATTAGGTGACCCTACACAGAAAGATCAGAAAGGTATGGATGGGATTACCTGGTTGATGGACTTTGTAAAGCGTCATAGTCTTGAGCATATTGTTGGTTATACGGAAGCGACTTCTGATGATATTGAAAGAGGGGGTTTGTGCAAGGCTGTTGTAAAGGCTAAGGAGAAAGATCGGCTGTCTGGATTTATCGGATGAAGGAAGTGTCCCGTTTTATAGGCCATTACCCCTGTCCTGAATGCAACTCAGTAGACAACCTAAGTGTTTACGAGAAAGAGGATGACAGACATAACACATACAAGGATGCTTACTGCTTTGGTTGCCAGACTTATCTAAATCCAAAAAGAACAGCACATCACCTAGAAGAATCTTATGAATATCGCAAACCAGAGAATGATGAGGATTTTAATTTGGAAGATTTAAAGGATATCCAACAGCTTGAATGCCGTGGTTGGCGAGAGCGTAAGATTAGAAAAGAGATAAATGAGAAGTATGGAGTACGTTGTGAATTTGACTCTGAAACGGGAGAAATAGTAGCTAGATACTACCCCTCTACCAGGGACATGGGTTCTATTGTTGGGTATAAAAAACGCACACTTCCCAAGCAATTCACTGGCATCGGCAACACCAAGGCAACCAACGAACTGTTCGGACAATCTATTCACGAAGCTGGTCAAAGTTATTTGTGTATCACTACGGGCGAAGAGGATGCCTTAGCACTTGCACAGACGCTACACACTAACAAGGGCGGAAGGGAGTTCTGGACCCCTGTTGTCAGTGTTACAGCCGGTGATGGCTCTATCCTCAAACAGATCAAAGCTAATTTTGATTACATCAACTCGTTTAATAAAGTTGTATTATTTTTCGACATGGATGAGTCTGGACAGCGTTATGTAGAAGATGCTGCAAAGCTGCTTAATCCAGGGAAGGCATACATCGCAAAGCTTCCTCTCAAAGATGCTAGTGAGATGGTCAAAAGTGACCGTACACAAGAACTTAAGTCGGCATTCTGGAAAGCTAATAGGTACTCGCCTGTAGATGTTACAACGCTGGGGCAGCTTTGGGATGAGTTTGAACAATCTGTAGAGGATGATATCATCCCTTTGCCACCCGAGTTTGGACAGCTTGCAGAGCTTATGGGAGGAGGCCCTGCTGCTGGTGAGGTAACTGTAATAGGTGCTTTGACCAGTGTAGGCAAGTCAACCGTATTGAACAACATGGTTTACCATGTCGCAAGGAATACGCCTAAGAAAGTTGGCTTGATGTACTTAGAGAGCAGTCCAAGGGAGATTGTGAGAAGCTTCCTTAGCATTCATACTGAGCAGAATCTGGCTTTGCAGAAATACTCTGATATGGATATGGGAAAGCTTAAAGTCCAGTTCGATGAATTAATTGGTGACGATTCCAAGATTGTCACAGTGAATCACAATGGGTCTTTCACAAGTGTTGATGAGATGTTTGAGAAAATCCGTTGGATGGTCAAGGTCGCAGGATGTGAGGTGGTAGTTATTGATCCACTCCAGGCAGCGGTGCCAAGTAACGAAAACAGCGTTATTGATAACTTCATGGACTCGCTACTAAAACTGGCTAAAGAGACAAACGCCAGCATCATTGTCGTAAGCCATATGAAAAAACCCGATGATGATAAACCTCACGGCGTCTCAGAGTATTCACTTAAAGGTTCATCTGCAATTAATCAGATCGCTTTCAATACATTTTTATTGAGCAGGGATAAGATTAGCAGTGATGAAAGGGTAAGGAATTCTACAAAGATCACTCTTGTTAAGTGCAGACGAACTGGATTGACTGGTGGAGGAGGCTGGCTTAAGTACGACCCAACATCTGCAAAAATCATTGCTGGTTATGATCCTTACGTAGGGTCAGAAGTCGAAGAAATAGATAGTGCATTTGCAGAAGGGGCTTTCTCTGAGAGTCCACCCTGGGAAGAATCCCCTGCTTACTAGCCTAAACATAAGATGCCAAGTGATTCAGATGATATACTGTTGAAACTTGCTAAGGAGGTAAATTGAATACAGTAGTGTTCGACATAGAAGCAAATGGACTTCTGGAGACAGTATCTAAGGTATACGTGATAGCTTGTGTAGATGCTGACGGGACTAATGAGAAGGTATTCACAAGTGAAGATTGTGGTGATAGGGTTCCAGATGGTGACTTAGAAGACGGTGTAAGATATATTCTGAGCTATGATAGGTACGTGTGTCATAACATCTGTGGATACGATACACAACTGATGAACATGTTCTTCCCTGATTTGTGGAACCTTGGTACAGCTCCGCTTAGAAAGCATTGGGACACCCTTTCACAGTCCAGGGCACAGCACTTTGATAGGCCAAAGATAAAGGGCCTGAAAGGAAATCACGGTCTTGGATATTATGGTGTCTTGTTCAACTACCCCAAGCCGCCTATTGAGGATTGGTCATATTGGGATGCGGATAAACTTAATAGGGTTTTGGTAGATATTGAGATTAACCGCAAGACGTACCACTATCTCAACAATGAGTCTCATAAAAATGGTCTGGACTTTACACAACAGATCAGGAGAACACAAGCTGCTCAATATTGGTATGCTTATCAGGAAATATACGGATGGATGGGTGATCGTAAGCACATGGAAGAGTGTGTAGAAGAGCTTGACAAGATCATCGCGGAGCTTTCTGATGAGATCGAGCCTAAGCTTCCTAAGCGAGTCAAGCCAAAGGCGCCCAAATGTACTTGGGAGGATATCAGAGACAAATGGCCTAAGTTCTTTAGAAAGGTTCCAAAACCCAAGATTGATCTTGATACAGGCAAACCTATTAAAGAATCATACCTACCAACTACCAGGGTATTCCTTAAGTCAGGTAAGTATGATAGGCACACTGCATTGCACTTTGGGATTGACCAAGACCCTTCAAAGTCAGATAGGCTTGTAAGAGGTGCCTATACAAAGTTAGAGATTGTAGATTCTAAAATGTCACAGCACGCTATTGTAAAAGATTACTTGTTGAGCATTGGATGGAAGCCTACTCAATGGAATTTCAAAAAGGATAAAGAGGGTGGTCTTGTTCGTGACGCTTCGAATAAACTTGTAAAAAAGTCACCAAAACTAACTGAAGACTCATTTGGAAGCATACAAGGAGAGCTTGGTAGGAAGATTGCTCACTACAATACATACGTTCACCGCAGAAGGACTTTTAAAAACGAGAAGGATGACACGAAGGGTTGGATCAATCAGCTTAGGAAGGGCACTGACAGAATCCCAGCAGGTGCTATGGCATGGTCAACTAGCACAGGACGAGCTGCGCAGTTTGGGATAAACATTTAACTGTCCCACTAAAACGACTTGAATTGCTGGAAACCCCTAAAGCTGGATGAACTACAGCGTAAGGAGAAACCCTAAGCGCGAAGGTTTGAAAATCATCCAGATACTACAATGGGCAATCAGCAGCCAAGCACTAAGACCTACAATTTCTTAGTGAAGGTTCAACGACTATCGAAAGGGTTGCAATAGCAATAACCAAGTAGAGTAGGGTAGTAGCCTATCCGAAGCGGGTCGGGAGTTCATAAGTTTTAAGTGGGCTTCATGATATAGTCTGATCTTATGGGAAACCGTAAGCAGCCGTGACGGGGAAACAATTCGGTATCTAGGTACTTTGTTTCTTACGTCAAGAGGCGGCTAAAGGGTTGCGACCTTTAGTGAACATAATGAGTCAACGTACCGTCTTCAGCAGCTTTGTATGGCGAGGAAATGCGGAGATCGTGGATATGCCCCAGTGATAAGATTCTAGTGTCTGTAGATATGGACTCTGCCCAGTTACGACTTCTCGCCAACTACATGGATGATGAAGATTTCACCAAGGCTGTACTTGAGGGCGAAGAGTTTGATGTAGATGGTAAATACGTAGGGTCTGATGCTCACACTTTCAACGGCAGATTCTTTGGGCTTATTAGTGATGAAGACTGGGAGAGAGCAAAGCTAACGCAAGATAAAGAACTCATTAAGAAGATCAGTAATGCTAGGAAGAAATCTAAGAATGGCATCTATGCACTGCTGTTTGGTGCGGGAGATCAAAAGTTCGCTAATACACTGGGCTACAAAACCGCAAAAGAGGGTAAGTCAGTTAAAGAGAACTATTTCCGTAGACTTCCTAAAGTTAAAGCTCTGTTTGACCGACTTGTTTCACAATGGAAAGCTAATAAGTGGGGTCGTGGAGGTTACATCCAAGTGGCAGGAGGTGCCTGGGTGTGGTGCCCATCTGAACACAAGCTGCTGAACTACCTCTTAATGGGTTCAGAGGCCCAGCTACAGAATGAAGCTATATGCTGGGTCAACATGCGTATAATGAAGATTGCTCTGAGTGGCAAGCAGCTTGCAGGTATTCACGATGAATTGACATTCGAATTCGATGAGTCTGAGGAACAGGAGGCTAGGAATGTCTTGTCAAGGATGTATGGGGAGGCTTCAAGAAGGTTTGGACTGTCTGTCCCAGTAACAGGCACAGCACAGATAGGTAAAAACTGGCTAAACATACACTAATAGATTCAATGTGTAGAATATGTTGACACAGTATGTAGAATCTTGGTAAGCTGTATAAACAGTCAAGAAGGAGGGTTTATGATTTACGATGTACGGGAACAACTAGACACAGGTGCTGAGAAGAGTATCTGCATTTACTTTGGAAACGATGATGAGTCCCTTAGCAGGGATGATCATGCAGCACCAACATTCAGTATCAAAGACGGGGAAGAAGAGGTACTAATCCGTCTGAGTGATATCGAAAATCTTATCAAAGCACTCAACAGACTAAAGGAGCTTACTAGTGTTTAAAATCGGTGATAAAGTTCGTGTCAAAGATGATGCAGATTTGGATAGTGTGTACCTGGATAGGACCTTTTTTGTATCGCCTTCCGGGGTAATTGAAAGTGTTCGATGCTTTGATGAAGACATCGTGTGTAAAGTGTACTTCGAAGATATTGGTTCTTCTTGGGCTTTTACCAGTGATATGCTTGAACTTGATGACGAGTCGTTGGATGATACTATGACAGAAATATATAACAGTCTCTCTACCGCTATGAAGGAGGTAGCAATGTATATGGATGACGAACCATTGTTCAAAGATGGTGATAAGGTTAAGGTAGTCAGTCTTAAGCGAGGTGGCGTTTGGTATCGTAACAATCTTGGTGATGTGTATACGATTAAAGGAAGTCGGCGGGACCGTCCTCCTATTATTGGTAATCACTACAGCATTTATGAAGAGGACGCACTTGTACTTTTTGAAGAGGACCTTGAGCTTGTGGATACCCTTGAGCAGACGATTATCTTTAGCCCTACACAAGTACGCTTGGCAGCAGAGTGTCTGAGTGAATACAACCATTACCTCAACAAGACCCC